ACAAATATAATTATCAAAAGATAATATAAATGATTGGATATGTATTTTTATTTCATAACTATTATTTAAACCAATTAAATTAAATAAATTATGTGATAATTTTATATATGATATAAAATCATTAATTGATCTTGTAAATTGAAATGAATCATTTATTAATATTATTCTATCAAATTTAATATTTTGTAAACAATATATAATACCAACATAATATTTATAAAAATCATATCCTATATTCTCTACTTCTATCATATATATATTTTTTGTTTTACTTAGATTTGTTATATATTTCATTTCAATATCATATTCAGGATTTATTGAATAGATTATTATTATATTATTTGTATATTTATATATTTCATCTAATATATTTTTATAATTTTCATTTCTCGGATATATTGCTAATATAAATATTAATTCTATATTTTTATAATCATAATCTATTATAAAATCTCTTATATCATATCTTTTATATAATTCTAATCTTGTTTTATAATCTTGATTTGTTTTATTTATTATATTATTATTAATATAATAATATTTTAACATATTTTTAATAAGATGATTTTTAAGATTATTATTATTATATAAATATAACATGAAATATATAAATATATAATATTTTATATATATAATTTAATTATTATATATATTATTATATAAGGATGAGTAAAAGAGAAATAAAAACAAATCATTTTGAATTAATATATTTAGATAATAAATTTAATTATGATATTTGTAATGATAATCAAGTTTGTGATAAATTATTAATTAGAGAATTATATAGATTAAATTTATATAATAAATTAAAAAAAAAATTATTAGATTTTACTACTGAATATGTTAATAAATATAATATTAGTGTAAGTAATAGTGATATAACAACTAAAGATGAATATTTTAATCAAAATATAATAATAGAAATATTAATAATGATAATAATGAATTATGATAAAAAAGATGATCCATTATTTACTGATAAATCTTTATTTAATAAGAAAATTATTGATAAATATATCAAAGATAAATGTATTACTATTAATAAAACTTCTATGGATGTTATTATTAATGTTCTACCTAAAATATCTGATTTTTATTTAGATTGTTATGATGATTTTCTAAATATGAAAAATAAAATATTAGATATCAAATATGATATTAATTATGAAATTATAGATAATTTAGTTAATATTAATTTAAATGTGGATAATGAATATATAACAAGATTAGGTATAGAAGAAATTAAATATAAAAGTTCTATAAAATTATCATTACATATATTTAATCATTTAGTGAAATTATATAATACTAAAATATTAAATGATTATCAATCTATTGAAATTAAAGATAAAATAGTTATTGAATATATTTATATGGTATATATGAGATATTATATTATATCTAGTGGTAATATGCAAGCTTCTATACTTCCTTCTTTTAAAAAATTATTAAAAGATAGATTAAATATAAAAATAGAATTATTTGGATCAGCTTTAAATACTAGTATGACTAATTTTGGTTCTATTTTTTATGATATTGAATGGGTTTTTGGTTCATTTGGTAATTATTTTAATACTACTATACAAAAAGGTTATTATGAAGCTAATCCTCCATTTGATATTTGTTTAATTAAAAATATGTTTGATAAAATGATTATTGAATTAGATAAAGCTGAAGATAAAAAATTACCATTATTATTCTTTATTATATTTCCATTATCTTATTCTAAATCTAATAAAATTCCTGATTTATTACAACCTTATATCAAATTTGATAAAGTTTTTAATAAAAATGATTTCACTTATATTAGATATGATAGAGATTTTACTAAAACTAATGTCTCTTCTATTACTGATACTCATATTCTTATTTGTCATACTTCTTATATTAATTCTATTTATACTTCTACTGTACAAAATTTCGCTAATATTATGAAAAAATGGTCATCTAATACTAATCCTAAAAAATCAAATATTATAAAAAAAGATGTTAATAAAGAATATAATATTATTAATTCTTATAGAATTTTAAAAAATCATTAAATTTTATGAATAAAAATATTTAGTTTTATGATATAATATTTTTAATTTTATATTTTTTTCACCTATTTTTTTATGAAAAAATATTATCTAATTTAATAGTATATATGGATAAAAAAAATAATAAAAAACATTGTAGAAAAGTTTCTTCTAGTTCTTCTAGTTCATCAAGCTCTTCTTCTAGTTCATCCAGATCTAGTTCAAGATCAAATTCTAAATGTGATAAAAGATCATCAAGATCAAATTCAAAATGTGATAAAAAATCATCAAGAAGTTCATCAAGAAGTTCATCAAGAAGTTCATCAAAACATTGTAAAAAAGATAAAAAAGATAAAAAACATTCAAAGAAACATTCAAAGAAACATTCAGATAAGGATTGTGATTTTGATGAAAACTTTGATAGAATTTATAAATGTTTAAAATATAAAATGTTACATGATAAAGGATTAATGATTGCTGGATGTTCTGCTTATGCTAGTGATTATAATACTGAAGCACAAACTTTAGCAGTGAATCATGTACCAAAATTAACTACTGATGTTGTTTTTAATAATGTTTATCATGATGATTTATATAGTCCTTTCTTTGTTAGAGAAGATGGTATTTATGTTTTATTTTTCTGTGTATCTACAGATCAAGCTGCTCAATTTACAGTTTTTGTAAATGGATTAGCTAGACCATTAACTGCAATTGGTAATAATGCTGGATCAGGACAATTAATATCTAGACATTTATTAGATTTAAGAAAAGATGATGCTGTTGCTGTTAGAAATTATATATCTAATGCTGGAGCTATTGATTTAGGAATAAAAATAGGAGGATTAAATGATTCTGTAAATGTTGGATTTTTAATTCATAAAATTGCTCCTCTACCTGAACAATTATATAATTATAATTGTAATAAAAAATTACCTGATGTTGATGAAAAATGTTTATCTAAAAAATATCTCTATTTCTATAAAAAATTAAAAGAAAAATTATTAGATGATTGTCAATTAATGTTAAAAGGTTTTGATGTTCATGGAACTTTCTTTACTAGAACTCAACAAACTGTTGCTTTAGAAGCTCCTGTTGTTTTTGAAACATCTAATGTTGTTAATAAAATAACTTTTACTAATAATACATCTGATATTATAATTCAACAAGATGGTATTTATAAAGCTTTCTTTTTAGTAACTACTAATACAGCAGCTCAATTTGCAATGTTTGTAAATGGTGTATCAATAGATGCAACAATAAATGGAACAAATAAAGGAGCAGGTCAATTAACTATTAGACAATTATTAGTTTTAAAAAAAGGAGATGTATTAACAGTTAGAAATCATACATCAGCTAATAGTGTAGTTATTAGTCAAGATGCTGGTGGACAAATTCCAGGATTATCAACAATATTAACTATATATAAAATTAGAGCTTTAAATGTTTGTGAACCTCAAATTGATTTTAATGATTGTAAATATAAAAAAGCAATTGAATTTATTAATAAAATTTATTGTGAATTTTTAGGTTATTTGTTTAATAGAAAATGTTTACAATTAGATGGATGTAAAGCTTATTGGAATATGTATACTAATACTAAACATATATATAATATTGGTGATACTGCTAAATGGTCTATTAATAATTCTCAATTAAGAATTAAACATATTCAAGGAACTGCTGAATTAATTATTGAAGATGATGGTATTTATGATATTTTTACTGATATTATTACTGAACAACCTTCTCAATTTACTCTATTTATTAATAATACACCTGATTTAAATACTACATCTGGTAGAGATTCAGGAGGTAATAGATGTTTAATGAGACAATTTGTTAAATTATTTAAAGGTGATGTTATTACTGTTAGAAATTGGAAATCAGCTTTAAATCCAGTTGTAACTAGTGAAAATCCAGGTGGTTTGGAAGTAGGAAGTAATGCTGTCTTTATGGGTTATATGTTATCTCCTATTTCTAAAGAATAATTTAATTAATTTACTATTTATAATATTTTTTTTATCAAATTATTATATATATTATAAAAATGTCTATTCAATTATTATTTATTATTATCTTATTTATTTTATTATCAAATAATAAATCTTTCTATTCATGTATTGAAAAATATGATTTTAATTCTATCGATTTTTATATTGGTTTATTACAATTAATCTCTATTATTTTTATCTCTTATAATTATATTTATATTACCAAATATAAATATAATAAAGAATCTTTTAATAATGGTAAATCTAATAATAAATCTAATAATGATAAATCTAATAATGATAAATCTAATAATGATAAATCTAATAATGATAAATCTAATGATAATAATAATCCATATGAATTAAATAAACAAATACAACAATTTAATGATTCTCAAGTTATTGATAAAATTATTGATTTATTAGGTGATAAAGTTTTAAAAAGTAGTTATTGTAGACAAGCTATTTTACCTCAAACTATAAATCCATCTATTATAAATCCAGCTGCTATTATACCTACTCAAGATTCATTAAAAAAAGATTAGAAAAATTTGATTATTTAATATAAATAAAATTAATATATATTATTTATATTGAATCTATTATTAAATCTAGAGATTATTCATTAGATAATTATAATATCATTAACATCTATTTTAATATTGATATAGAGCATAAATAAATGAAATAGTCCACTTTCAAAAGATCATATATATAATATATTTAGAAAAAATCTAGTACTATCATAAACTTATATTTAAATTGATAATATATATTATAATGATTATTATATAGAATAACGCACTAATTTCATCAAACAATCATCATCTAAAAACTTCTTAATAATAAATATAATAATTAGATATTTATAATAAAAAATAGAGTATATCAAATATATCTATTACAAAAATATTTATAATTTAATGATTATCAAATAAATAACTATTTAATTTATCTATTATATTATTTGTATTATTATTTAAATTTTCTAATGTTATATCTATTAATTTTTTTATAATTTTATTATCAGATGATACTATATAATATACTACTTCTTCTGGCATCTCTAAATATATATTTATATAATTATCTTTTAATATTTTTTTACAATAATTTATTGATTCTTCTCTTCTAGCATTAATAAATGTATATGATAAATTACTCGACCAATTTATTAAACCATAATTTGTTAAATTATAATATTTTAAATAATATAATAGATCAAAACTTAATAATTTAATATTATCTTTGTGAATATGTTTTTCATATAATACAAAATCTAATATATCATCAACTGGCATATTATTCACTATACCACTATCTATAAATTTATATTTTATTATATTATTTTCATGATTAAAATAATCTAAATCATATGGATCATATAGAGTAGGAGCAGCAGTACAACCTTTTAATAAATCACTAATTAACATATTAGGATGTGAATCTTTAGTAATATTAATAACAATATTAGAATTTAAATCATATATAGGTATAATAAAATCTTTTTGTATATCAGATAATTTTATATTTTTAAATATATTATCTATATCTTCATGTATTTTTATTGATTCATATTTTGAACCAATTAAACCATTTAATGTTTTAAATATATGATAAGATGATCTATAACAAAAATTATATAAATATTTTATTATATCATAATCATTTAGTTTTTTTTTATCAGGATGTAATAATAACATAATAATAACTGCACCAATACTTGATCCTGAATAATAATCTATATTATTTATTATATCATAATTTAATTCATCTTGTAAATATTTTAGAATTGTAAAAGGAATTAAACCTTTAATACCTCCACCACTAATTGTTAATATTTTTATTTTTTTATCCATATATTTATTTTTATATAATATAATTTTTATTATATTAAACTAAAAAAATTGATAAATTAACTCTTTAATAATCACTATTATATGATTATATATTTAAAATTATCATATAAATAACTTATTAGATACATTATGTCTTATCTTAATTATGAAGAATAAAAATTAGATTTTAATAATGATAAATAAATAATGTAATGTTAAGATTGCAAAACATGGAATATTATCTAAAATATGAAATAAATTTATTATTGTTGTTGTGATTATAATGATGATTGTTTATAAAAATGGATTTGTAATTAATGTTCTATTATTAGATAATGTAATTTATGTAATTATAAATCTAATATTCAATATAAATTTTATTTTTATGATAATAATATAATATGTAGAAGATGTTTATTGAAATAAGATAATTAAAATTTATATAATATTTGTATTAAATGGTAAGGTTTGACACCTTCTGAATATAATAGTAGATATGGTTGTCCACCTACTACTTTCAAAAATTTATATGATAATTATGATGATAGTGATTTATCAGAAGATGAATTCATGTGAAATACTATATTCATAAAATAACTATTTATTATATATAATCATAAAAAAATCATAATTATAACATCATATTTTTAATATATCATAATATTTTTAATAATCAACAAAATAAAATACTAATTAATCATCTTATATTTAAATTTATTTATAATCTTTAAACTCATCCAAACTATATGAATATTCATTTATATATTATCCATCTAAATTAATAATATTTATTTTTAATAACCCATCTTTTTTAATAATACAAATAAACATATCGTTATAATATAATATATTATCATAATTAAATTTCAATTCACATAATTATTATTATTCTATTACTATTTTACTATCTTCATTTAATGCTATATCCATATAATTAGTTATCTATAATTTATATAATATTTAATCTGATGATTAAATATATAAATAATAATATGATTTATTTTTATCTATATTATCTTTGATTTCTATTTCTATCATATATTTAATATTTTTAATTTATTTATATATAATCTATTTTTAATATAACATATTGTAAAATATCAATTAATTTATATTAACTTCATCTAATAATACTAATAATTTATCATTAAATATATGTATTATTTATTTATATTTAGTTGGTTTATAGTCTTAAATAGTTAGTTCTTTAATATAATTACTATCTGTACTATTACAAAACCATTTTAAATCATTATATTTAAAATCTTATAAATAATTAATTTTATCATTAAATAATTATTTATAACTTATTTATTTATATATATTTTTTTTTAATAATTAATTATAAGTAACTCTTTCATAATATAATACTAATTGATATTTATTAGTTATTATATGTATTTTATTATCTATTTAATATATATTATATAATGTATCTAAATAATTTAATATAAAGTTTTTATTTTATGAATTATAATGTTATGAATTCATACAATATTAACCTAAATATAATTCATCAATTATTAAATATTCTGTTATATTATTAAAATTATATTTATCTTTCATAATTTATAATATATCTTATTTAGTGAATTAATTCATAAATTCTGTATAATAATATTTATCTTATGTTTTCTTATTGAATTTTATTATTGATGTTCTATTTATCTCTATTATTTTTATTTATTCTAATAATGATTCTTATATTAATTCATTATCACTATTATCATCATCATTATTATCTTATTTTATATTATCATATAATGATTTAATATCATTAATTTATTTATTAAAAGTATTATTGATATTAGATAAATGATTATTAGTTAATTTACCAACTTAATCTAAATAATTATTAATAGATTTTTATTTAATATTCACAATATTATATTTTAATAAATCTTATTTATTAGAAAATATAATATTTTATTTGATATATTAGTTATAAATTTCTACAACATTTTAATTATTTAAAGTTTTAATTAAATCAATAAATTCATTATAATGATCTATTTTATTATCTATATTTGATAATAAATAATATTATTTTCTTATTTTATCAATATATTTTTCATTTAAAGTTTAATAAGTTTAAATCAATTAATCAATATCAAATTTAGTTGATAGTTTTTTAGATTAAATCTATTTATTTTAAATAAATAATTAGATAATATGAATGAATTTCTTAATAACAATATTTTAATGAGAATCATGTTTATCATCAACACAATCTAAACAATAGAATTTTTAACATTTCAAACAAAATAATTAAATAGTTTAATCACATAATTAAGTTTAACAAATAATTTAAGATTATTCTTTAATATTAGAGATATTAGATATATCTAATAAATTGAATGATTATTATTCCATATTTATGATATTTTAATAATAAATATAATAAATATAGTTATATAATATGTTTATTTTTCAATAATTTTTCATTATTCAACAATACATTCTAATATATCTTTTAATTTAATTTTTGATATATTATCTATTAAACTATTTTTTATTTTATTCACTTATTTATGAGTTATCTATTATTTTTATCCAATTTATTTTATATATTTATCTTCTAATTTATTTATTATTCTTAATTTATAATTTATATTTAATATCTAATCTATATTAGCTTTTTTTGTTTTTTATTTTTTCTCATCTAAAAAAACTATCAAATCATTTATTTAATCACTATTTAACTAATTAAATATTTATTTATCTTGTTCCGTAGAAAAATAATAAAATCTAAAGATTTTATTATTTTTTTGCGCAAGAGTTGGATTATAAATAAAAATCTAAAAGATTTTTATTTATAATCCAACTGTTCCAATTCTTAAGTTGTAAATATAGAAGATTAATCTAATATAAATGAAGCTACTTAAGATATATTATCATCATCACTATCATAATTTAATTGTTTTTTATTAGATTATTCTTTTGGTGATTATTTTTTAATATTTTTTATTTAAGATTTATTTATTTCACTACTATTATTTTATTATTTATTTTAATTATAATTTATCATTGATTCTGTATTCATATTATAATTATTTTTATAGAAATCTAATTATTCTTATAAAAATTATATTTTTTATTATAACAATTGATTTTCTTATTATAACATATCTTCTCTATAACATTATACATTTTACTCACCATAAAATCTCTCATCTAATTTATATTTACTATTAAACATAAATATAGCCATATGTTATGTACTCATAGTTTTATTACAATTAACACATATTGGACGAATATTATCTATTGTACTCTAACCACCATATACTTCTGGTTATATATGAAGCGGGGGATAAAAATCTTTAAAAAGATTTTTAACCCACACGCCTCGAGCCAGGATTTATATCAAAATTTATAAATTTTGATATAAATCCTTCTCGCCCAAATTCACAA